GCCTCCACCCCGAAGGGAGAAAGTCTAAGGAAGGATCAGCCCGGCAAGAGCCGGGTAAGACCTGGGGTTAACCCAGGTCAGATGATCCAACCGACGTCAGTCCACCCACGACGGTATGAAAGCTTTGAAACTTTCACACGCGTACGACCCCTAATCGCCTCAGCACCTTCAAGGTGCTCGAGAAGATCAGAGAGAGAACGCACGCTCCGAGCATATTCCTTAAGGCCGCGAGGCCAAACGGGAGCATGCTTTGGAGCTCGAAGAGACTGATAGAGCAATGGCTTCTCATTGGAAGATTGATAGAGCGGCTTTTCAACAGCTCCTTTAAATCTCCAATTATCGATCGTTGAGGGCAAGGCGTAAGCCAAGATCTCGGAACGATCGGCAGCTAGTCCGGCGTCGCCCTCATAAGGGGTTCCGTCGTGACACGCAAAGGGTTGGAACAAACCAAAATCCTTTACGTTGTCGTAACAAGCAAGCCATGCCGGTCGAAGAATTCCCAGACAGCCAAACCCGTCACCCATGCGATAAGCAAGAGTGCGGATACGGTTGCCCAGACGAGTCCAGCTCCGAGTACACTCGGGAGTTCGGACGCGTTCGACGAGCAGCTCTTGTTGGTACACCGGTGTGACATCAATTCCCCTAAAGTAGTGCATTCCGCACGACTCAAAGAAGAGTCCACTGTCAAACGACTTATCATCGTTGATAGTGAATCCTACAGATCGAAAGACCTCTCGCAAGAGAGGAACGTCAGCCTGTCGGACAATGATGTCATCCCCGTATACCCGGGACCAGCCAGAGATACTTGAACTAAGTGCCCAGAAGATTAGGGTCTCCAGTTCGAAAGTATATCCGTTACCCATTGACGACCAGCGAGCACTCGCGTGCCACTCATCGTCCAACTGGTAACTCCGAGACCGCAAGCGGTCCAGGTAGTCGGCCAGGTCGTAGGGTAATAGGTCCCAAACGAGTTCGCTAGAGATACTGTCAGACGCGGAGCTCAAGTCAATGGTCGCGAGACCACGGGCATAAGCTTGCGAAGCCAGTTTCTGATTCTGTCCTTGGTCCGAAAGGTCCAATTTGCAGAACTCTTTGAGTCGCTCACGTAGGAACTTACCAGCACCAAGCTGGAGCTCCATGTTGAGTGAAGGCTCAATAGCGATAACTCGGTCAGTCTTAGCGTTCTTGGGCACAACCGTTACACGATTACCTCTCACGCGAGTGAAAGGACCGATGTAACAGAACGGGCCCTCGGGTTTTACGCCGAGAACCTGTTCTGCTCGCATGGAATCCTCTTCGAGAAGGACCCGTGCGAACGGAGCAGCGGAAGCTGTGACGTCTAGTGCAGTTGTCTTGCACCTCACTGATGCATCGGCGCCCGAGAGGGCGAACGTTGCACCAGGACCGAATCGACAGCACTCAAGCATACCACCAACAGACCATCCCTCAGTGACTTTTGCAATCTTTTCGCGGGCACGAGAAAGTACGTGCTCCACGGCGGAAGGGAATTGAAGTTCCCCCGCACTGCGCAGTCGAAAGAGACGGTTTGTAGTGGCGCAAGAGCGCTCCGAGGCAACAAGCCCGGATAGAGCGACAGTCTTCGTGTCCACGCCAGTCTTCAACCCCTTGAATTTCTTCAAGAAAGAAGTAGCGGCGTAATCACGACGAAATAGCTCAGTGTCAGATTCTAGATATGACCCCGGTTCTATCGACAGACTCGCAAGCTGCGCATGCTCCCCATGGGAGTAGAGCAACCAGCAGGTCAACGACCGCGGGGTGTCCAACCCCTGAAAGAAACGACGAAAGACGATTTCTTCAGACATTCTGTTCCACCTTGAGAAAGGATTTAAAGGTCAGCGGAGATTAGTCCGCGGTCTTGTCACAGGAAATGCGACAGTTCCGTGTACCAATCACCGAAGTTTCCGGTGTTGAGGACCCCCTTCAGGCATGCCAGAAGGTAGGCGCGCTCAGCATCGGTCGCTTGACCGGGGAGCAGAAAGGTCAGCTCGACGCGGCTCGTACGAGTCACGACCGGGCTGCCGTCGACGGAGTCGACGTGCGGCACGGCCATCGAAAAGACCAAGCGGTTCACACCGCTGGAGTCTTTTGCGAGACGCGTACGGAACGAGGCCGTGGCAGCTTGCGCTGCAACGGCACCCGGGCCGCGTGCGACGAGGATGGACTCCACGTCGGACAGCTGGCGGTTGGAAACCGGCTTGAAAGTCTTGTCGACACCGGTGCCATCATAGATGGTCATGTTTGCGGTTTGAGGCATTGTGAATTCCTGGAGACAGTGAAGGATCGATGGGTGAAGTAACGACTAATGTGAGCCAAAACGACTCAGTCCGATGGACTGAAGAAGCGAGGCGCACGTCAGAAGTTGCGACGCTGCATGTGGGAACTCCAGCCGAGGGGCTGGGGGCAAGAGGGGGAGTTGATGAACAACCTGACGGTTGAACCTTATCTCCTCTAGCTTACCAGAGTACGAGCCAGTTGATCCGGAGTTAACCTCCCAACCGAACGTACCCGAATAGGTGCACTTCCTGACAAGGATGCGCGTGATCGTTCCGACGATGTCCATGTTACTTCGCGCCATGAGGAGATCCCCCATGGACTCGATGTAGCCACCGACGTCGTAGAAATAATCAAGAACGAAGGAGAAAGGAACAAGTTCCCATCCGACGCTCAACGGGTTCAAGAGCCCGTACCTATTCGCATGGTCCCACAAAAGGTTCTTTACTGACACCTTGAGCGCGTAATGGACACGGTGATGTTCGGAATAGCTACGTTGAACGTGGCAGTCCGAGTAAACCACAGTGTCGGTTGCGCTCTTTCGGTCAGAGGCTCCAGCACGAACGCCATTAGGCACGCCTTGCTGACCCACGTTTCCGGGGTTAGCACGGGTAGATATGCCAATGATGTCGTGGATGTCCGCGATGGTGGGTTTAACCGCCAAAGCGTACGTGAGCCACATGTCGGCCGCCCATGAGGCGGTACGAGCGATCTCCATAATAGGAGTGTTTCCTAGCAGCGCGCGAGCGCGATAGGATCTAAACGTCTGGACGAAGTCGTTGGTCAGCTTGAGGGCTTGACCACCGAGCTCCGTCAATTCGTGGATCTCAGCTAGTGAAACAGCAATTTGCGCGCCCCGATCCGTGACGATTTCCATCATCTTGTCGAAGGCACGCAACTCTGCATCAGCTCCGAGGTCGCGAAGACTCTCTGGGCTCACAGCGCCTTTAAGGGCACCAGAAACCTCGTGAAAGTTCGCAGCCGACCCACCCCCAGGTTGGATCCACGTGATTACACCACTAGGGTGGTCCTCACGGTAGATCGTGTAGCCATGGGGATGCCGCTCGTGACGTGGTCCATTGACAGACAAGTAGCCTGACAGGACTTCGGTCTTGAGGGGAACATGCAAAATCTCAATACTGGGAGGATCGCGATACCAGGGTACAGGGTTCCCGTGTTGGTCGAAACCACCACGAAGTTCCCCAGCCTGTTTGCGAACCTGCTCCCCAGTAGTGGTAACAGCGTGATCTTTCATCCTCGGGCCTCGCGGCTCACGAGGAGGACGGATCCGCTTGTTAGCAAGCACAAGACGACGTTGCCGAGGCAACTTCTTCTTGCGGACAATCTTCTTTGGCTTCTTAGGCTTTGGCACCTTAACCGGTTTGATCCGGGGGGGCTTAGGCAGACGAGGCGGGAGGATTATCAGAAGACGCGTGATGCGTCTTTTCTTGCGGGATTGCATGATGGTAATGGTCCATGTTAAAAAACCAGAGAAGGAGGTTCCGAG